AAGCACTGAGGTCATCCGTGACCCTGATAGCTTTGGTGACATTGTACGTGGACTACACGTATATGGAGCTAAGGTACTAAGAGGCGAAGCCCTCGTATCAGCGTTCTACGGAATCGACTAATAGAACTGGTAAGGGGGTCTTTGATTAGGCCCCCAAGCCTTTTGGAGTTTTTATATGCCACAACTAGGAAGTAATGAGAAACCTGTATTTATACGGGGAGCTAATAAAAAAAGAGGTAAGAAACTAGGACTTACTGGAAAGTTTTATAACTCTGAAAGTTTAAAAAACTATCAAGATAATTATGACCGTATTTTTAAAAAACAACGGGAGTCAAGTAAATGATGTACATGATGGATGAAGAAAGAATGCTTACTGATGCTGATCGCAAAATAGTGTCAGATGGTCAAACAGGATACAAAAATATTTTTGAACTAGAAAGACAGTTTACAAATGCTGGACATTCGCAAGGTTCAAAATTTAGTATGGAACAACGAATGAAAACTATGGGTCACTAATGGCTACAACATACTTACAACTATGCAATGAAGTTCTACGAGAAATGAACGAAGTAGAGCTTACATCTTCTGACTTTGGATCTTCTGTAGGAGTACAGACGCACGTAAAAGATTTAATAAATAGATCTTACTTAGATATGGTTAATGAAGAACCTCAGTGGCCTTTTTTAGCTACAGGTGAATCTGGTGCTACAGATCCAATGTACGGTAATACATATGTTGAAACTGTAGCTGGTACTCGTTGGTACGAATTAAAACCAGCTTCAAGTAGTCTTACAACAGATTATGGCTACATAGATTGGGATAATTTTTTATTAACTACAGTAGGTGTCAGTGGTGAATCAGCACCGCACACTATTCGTAATTTACGATTTACTAGTATTGAAGAATGGAAAGATTATTTTCGTATAGCTCAAAATCACGATGATGCTGATACTCAAAACTACGGAACACCCGACAGAGTTATAAAAAGTCCAGACAACAGAAAGTTTGGTCTTTCGTCAATACCCGATAAAGTTTATAGAATTTATTTTTATGCTTATGATTTACCAACAGCTTTGTCAGCTTCAACTGATGCTATAGTTTTTCCAGATGTATACGTACCTGTATTAATAAATAGGGCAAGGTATTACATGCACCAGTTTAAAGACAATGCTCAAGCATCTGCATTTGCTAACGAAGATTACAAACGTGGCTTAAAAACAATGAAGATGCATTTAATGGAACCAGCCCCAAGCTATTTTAAAGATGATAGAATAAGGTTTATATAATGGCACAATCATTACCATATGCTGTATCATGTAAAGGTGGACTTAACACAAACTTAAATCAATTTGAAATTCTTACAGTTGCAGGATCTGCTACAGTATTAGAAAACTTTGAAGTTGATACAGATGGTGGCTACAGAAGAATTAATGGTTTCGCACCTTTTGGTGGTGACGATGCTGCAAGACCTAATAGCACAAATGCTATCATAGGTCTTTTTGTTTATGCAGATGGTTTAATAGCTTGCTCAGGAACAAATATTTATTTTACGTTAGATGGTATTACTTGGTTACAGATTAATAGATCTTCGGTAGATGCAAGTGGTGATAACTATTCTGCATTTACAGGCAGAGGAACATTAACAAGAACGAGCCAAGGCCAAGCTAACTTTGCTTTGTACGAAGGTGACTCTACTTATGGTGAAGTAATCATAACAGATCAATCTTCTTCTACAAAGCCTTTTTATTTTAAAATGACAGGTACAGGAGCTTTAGCTAATAGAACTTATTTTGCAAAAGAAGTTACAGTTGACGGTAGTGTTTTTCCTAAAACTTGTATAATACACGATAGACACTTAGTTGTTTCAGGAGATACAAATAATCCTAATACTATTTATTACAGTGGTACAGATGACATAGATGACTTTACAAGTACTGGATCAGGTAGTATAAAACTAGATGACAAAGTTGTAGGCATTCGTACTTTTCGTCAAGATCTTATAATCTTTTGTCAGAATAGTATTTATAAACTTCAAAATATAAATGTAAGTTCTTCAATAGTTATTACTCCAATTACTCAAAACGTAGGTTGCTTAGATAATTTTAGTATTCAAGAATTTAGTGGCGACTTAGTATTTTTAAGCCCTGATGGAGTTCGGACTCTTGCAGGTACAACTAGAATTGGTGACGTAGAGTTAAGCTCTATTAGTAGACCGATACAACCAATTACAAATGAATTAGCAAGAAATATAAGTAGCTATATAGTTTCTAGTGCAGTACTTAGAAATAAGTCGCAATATAGATTATTTTATACAGGAGCTTCTCAAGCAGCTACAGAATCTAAAGGTATTATAGGAAGTTTAACAACAAACGGAATGGCTTGGTCAGAAACTAAAGGCATTCAAGCTAGGTCTATTGCGTCAGGTTTTGATAATTCTGGAATTGAGCGACAGTATCATGGCGATAATAGTGGGTATGTTTATTTACACGACTCTGGAAGTTCTTTTAATTATGCAGGAACAGAGGCAAATATACTAGCAACTTATACAACTCCTAACTATGACTTTGGAGATCACGGTACTAGAAAAACAGTAAACTACGTAAAACTTTCTGTAAGTCCTGAAGGAACGGTAGAACCTAAATTAAGAGTTCGTTACGATTACGAAGATCCAAATCGACCGCAACCATCAGAGTACACATTAAGTACAATAAGAACACCTGCTACATTTGGTACAAGTGTTTTTGGTTCAGCATTTTTTGGAGGAACTCTTGATCCTACAGTTAGACAAGCAGTTCAAGGTAATGGACACACTACAAGTTTTAGAATACGCTCAGAGGATAAAAATCCTCCCTACGCTATCAATGGTATATACGTAGACTATACACCATCTAACAGGAGATAATTTGAATGACAAGTTACACACGACAAAGTAGTTTTTCTGATGGAGATACTATAACAGCAGCGTTATTTAATAACGAATATAATCAAATATTAAATGCTTTTGCTTATGCTACATCGGGAACAACAGGGCATCAACATGATGGCACAGCTGGTGAAGGTGGTAATATACATACTATAGGTGATCAAGATTTTTTAAACAAAATTGTAGTAGATAGTACAAACAATCGTTGGGGAGTTTTTGTTCAAGTAAGTAGTTCTGCTGTAGAACAAATAAGAATTCAGGATGGCGCGATAGTACCAGTAACAGATAATGACATTGATTTAGGTACAAGCTCTTTAGAATTTAAAGATGGATACTTTGATGGTACAGTCTACGCAGATGCAATAAATTTTAACGGTACTGCAATTACAGCAACTGCTGCTGAATTAAATATTATGGATGGTGTTACCTCAACAGCTGCAGAATTAAATATACTAGACGGTGTTACAGCAAGTGCAGCAGACATTAATCTTATAGATGGAATAACAAATGGAACAGTAATAGCAAGTAAAGCTATCATAACAGACTCAAACAAAGACATTAGTGGTGGTAGAAACATTACTATTTCAGGTGAGCTTGATGCAGCTACATTAGACATTAGCGGTGATGCTGACATAGACGGTACTGCAAATCTTGACGCAGTAGATATAGATGGCACAGTACAAATAGATGGTGTGACTACATTTGGTGTTGATGACACAGGCGTTGACGTTAAGTTTTTTGGTGCTACTTCAGGAGCTTATTTGCTTTGGGATGAGTCAGCTGATAAGTTATTAACAGCAGGTGCTACAACTATAGACATTGTTAAAGATAAACTATTGATAGGTAGCACAGCAGTTACAACTACAGCAGCTGAGTTAAATATTCTAGATGGTGTCACAAGTACAACAGCAGAGCTAAACATACTTGATGGCGTTACTAGTACTGCTGCAGAACTTAATATTTTAGATGGTGTAACAAGTACTGCAGCTGAGTTAAATTACAACGATACAGGAGCCACTGTTGGAACAGTTGTGGCAAGTAAAACGGTCACAGTTGATGCTAATAAAGACGTTTCTAGTTTTAGAAACATCACGCTTACTGGCGAGTTAGACGCTGGCTCTTTAGACGTATCAGGGAACGCCGACATAGATGGTACGCTTGAAGCAGATGCAATTACTTTAAACGGCACAGCATTAGGCAGCTTGTATTCTCCTATTGCAGGTTCTAGCTCAATAGTAACCACTGGAGCATTAAACTCTGGAAGCATTACATCAGGTTTTGGAGCTATAGATAATGGCTCATCTAATATTAGCACAACAGGTACAGTTACTTTTGGAAGCATAACAGACGGTACAATAACAGCTACAGCTTTTGTAGACGAGGATGATATGTCTTCTGACTCTGCAACTCTTATACCTACACAGCAATCAGTTAAAGCGTATGTAGATGGTCAAGACTTTGCAGCGACTAGTTTTGTTATGGAAGATGGAGACGGTACAGAAGTTACTATTACTAAAAACAAAGAAATGAAATTTGTTGAAGGTGGTGGTATAGACATTAACTGGACTGACACTGACAATGGTACAGATGGAGATCCTTACGATTTAACTTTTACAATAAATGCAGCTCAAACAGATATTACATCTATATATGCTACTGATTTAATTATAGGTGAAGATGCTCAAACGGCAATAGACTTTGGCACAGCAAATGAAATTGATTTTAAAGTAGACAATGCTGCAAGACTTACATTAACGTCAGGAGCTTTATATCCTGTAACAAACAATCAAATAGATTTAGGAACAAGTTCTTTAGAATTTAAAGATGCCTACTTTGACGGAACAGTAACAGCTGATGCGTTTGCTGGCCCACTTACAGGTAATGTTACAGGTAATGTTTCTGGAACTGCTGCTACTGTAACAGGTGCAGCTCAATCAAACATTACGTCATTAGGTACATTAACTGCATTAACTATAGATAATGTTGTTATCAATGGTGCAACAATAGGACATGGCGATGATACTGATTTAATGACAGTAGCCGATGGTGTTTTAACTGTAGCTGGTGAAGTTTCAATGACTACGCTAGATATTGGTGGTACTAATGTTACAAGCACCGCAGCAGAACTAAACATACTCGATGGTGTAACGACTACTGCAGCAGAAATAAACTTAATAGATGGTGACACAGCTAGAGGAACTACCGCAGTAGCCAGTGGCGACGGAATACTAATTA